GTGGTCACCGCTTCACCGCCGAGATAAATTGTGTCCGAGTTGTCGTTGTTGGAGATGTGCAACTTCATCGGGTTCTGCGACGAACCATTCACCTGCGTCGCAACCGTACCAACCGCAACCGTACCGCCAGAAAGAGCCATGATGTTTTACCTCAGAGCATCAACAATACTTGCAAGTCGTCGTCTTCTGCGACGAAAGTGACAGCCGCTTCCGCGCTCGCCTTGACCGATGCAACAATCGGTGTGCAATACGCAAGCACCGTCTTCGGATTCGCCACCACAATCTCGGGCACAACATCAACAACAGGTTCAACCTTCTTCGGTTTCTGGCGAGCTCGACGATACGGATTCGGCCTCCCACCACCCTGAACCACCGGCGGCTCAGGTGGCGTCGGTGGCACGACCGTCCCAACAGCCGCCGCACTCAACCCGCCAAGTGGAGCATCACCAACCGCATCCGTCGACACCGCCCCATTCGCAGACGCCACCAGACCGCCCAGAACGCCCTCTGCGGACGCGAACACCGTGATGCCCCCAACCGCGGCAGAAGTCGCCTCTCCGAGCCCCGCAGACGCCTCTGCGACGATTGTGACACCAGCAGTAGCCGCTGCAACCAGTTGACCAAGCGAAGCCTCCGCCGAAGCAGCGGTCGTGACCGTGCCTGACGCCGAAGCAGACAAGGCACCCAGGTCGGATTGCGCATCCGCCACCACCTCAACATTGACCTCACTAACCTCGGCCAGCACGCCACCCAGCGGTGCGTCGGCAGACGCAACGATGACGGGGGTGACCGTACCGATAGCCGACGCCGACAAAACTCCCAGCGACGCAGCCGCGGTCGCCGGTGTGGTGAACGTCGTGCCGTCAAGTACGCCAGGTCCGTCAAGTGTTGACGAGTCAAGCGTTACTGAGGGAGATGGACCACCTAAGCCGACGTTGGCGTCGGCAAGTTGTGACTGGCCGAGGTAGAACCGTGCGACCATGACGGCCGCTTACGAGGCGAGCGTCAAAGAGACCGTGAGTGCGCCCGAGGAAATTGTGAAGGTGTCCCCTGCCGTGTATGCGTTCGCGGTGATAGCCCCCGAAAAGAGGAAGTTGCCAGCGCTCACATTGTCCCAAGCGGTGAAGTGTGTTGCGTCCTGCGAACCTGCGATGTTCGTCCAAGTGATTGCGGCATCAGACGCAATCGAACCCGTTGATGCTGCCGCAAAGGAAACTTCCTTGCGTGTGGTTTCGGTTGCCGCGTTCGATGTTCCGTTTGCACCAGGGTCACCAACATGCAGTTTGACGTAGACGTTCGCCACGGCGAAAGAAGTGTTGTTGCCGACCGCATCAAGCCATGCGTTCGCCAAATAAGAAGAAATGCCCGTTGCCATCAGCCCTCAACCCTTTCCACGATTTCAGTGATGCGTCCGTCCTCGCCACGCACCACCTGACGCACCACGGTGCGCTGCTCAGGAACGTTGACGTTGACGACCGTTTCTGGAACATTTACGACAGGCGCATCGACGTGAACCGAAGGCGGAGCGACATGAATGACCTGCTCAGGCATGTTCAAGTTCAGTTCGCGTGTGCCAGCGTCATAGACGCTTGCTGGGGCGATTGGGTTGATTGCGGCCACAGGCTGAAGCGCAGACGTCGGAACACCAGTGTGCTCAATCGGTGGCATGTCGAGAGCTTCAAGCACAGCCGCAGGCTGGAAACCCGAGGCGATGAGACGTTGCGCGATAGCGGACTTGCGGTCAAGGTCTGCGAGGTTCGCCGCGGTGATGTCAATGTTGGTCAACGGGACACGGTAGACATCGCCACCTTCAATCGGGGTCATGTCCTCAAAGCGTCGGATGTCGTTGACCGACAGATAACCGTTCGACAACCCTGACTGGTAGGAGGCGTTGCGTGCCGCAATGTCGCCACGCAAAAGACCTGCGGTCGTGAAACGGATGAACGCACGACCAGCCAACAGCACGCTGTATTCGGCCTCAATCTTCGACAGATACGGGGTGAGCGTGTGCTGCAAGAAATGCAACTGATTCGCTTCCACCGACGCATACGACATCGCGCCAGGCGTCGTCACACCAATCATTGACGGAGGAACACGGAAGATACGAGCAATCTCCTCAACCGCGAACATGCGCGATTCAAGGAACTGTGATTCGTTCGGGTCAACACCCGTCTTCTGGAATGTTGCGCCACCGAACAGGATGCCAGGACGGTGCGAGCGGCGCAGACCTTTGTGTCCGTCCTCGAACGCATCAACAAGATTCTTCGCCTGCTCACGAGACAAGTTGCCGGGGAACTGAATGATGCCTGTCGTTGATGAGCCTTGTCCGAAGAATCGTGCGGCGAACTCTTCGAGCGCACGCGACAGGCCAAGGTTCTCTTTGACGAGGTCGATTCGTGACTTGCCACGCAACTCGCCAGGCAGCACCAAGTCTTTGATGTGAATCATGTCGACGTCTTCGATGCGGTCACGTTCGTTGTGGACGTAGAAGAGGCGGCCGTAGTTGTCGCGTCGCACTTCGGTGTATTGCGGATTCAGCACCGAGAGCGCAAGCACTTCGCCGTCCTCGTCACGGATGATGCGAGTGAACGAGTTGCCGTTCAACAGCAGCGAAACGAGTACCTGCTGGAAGTGGTCGTCCTTGGTGACGCCGATGTCTGGTGCGTCAAGCCACGCTGGACGTGGACGGTATTGCAGGCGCACACCTTCTTGGCGAATGTACGAGTCGACCGGAAGGCTGGCGATGGTGTCGGCGATGAGACGCACGCACGAATACACCGAACCAATCTTGAGCGAATCTTCCTGCGTGACATACACGCCAGAGTTCGTCGTGAACGTGTAACCGTCACCGAGCGCAAACAGCGACTGGAACGAGATTGCTCGCTCTTCGTCCTGTCGACGGCCTGATGCGATTCTGTCAAAAATCACTTGCGGTCATCCTTGCTGACACTGCGCGACAAAGCGAATGCTGCACCGAGGCAGGCCACCCCGAACACCATCGCCCCAAGGGCTGGCGATACGAGAAAGCCCGCTGCGACCAGCGAGAAGATTCCCAACAGCTCTAGCACGAACACGACCATCCTGACCTCCTAGGTTAGACGAACAATCGTAGTCACACCACGAAGAAACCAGGCGTCGGTTCCTCCGGTGCAGTCGTAGTGGCTCGGTCGGTTGCCATCGCCAACGCAATCACAGCGTCAATCTTTCGCTTCGACTTACCCTTGCTCAGCGTCCACCCGTTGTCCTTGACACGCTGCGCAGCAGACAGGACTTGGTCGGAGAAGATTGGGTTGCCGTCGTGGGCAAGCTTCTGATTGACGATGAGTTCGTAGAGGTTGCCGCACGCAGGAATCATTCGCTGAGGCGACTGCGGATACTCAACCATCGGGAACCCGTCCTCCGCCAACGCCTCCGCCGTACGCATAAAGAACGCAGGGTCAAACGCAATCTCCTGAATGTCGTACTGCTGCGCCATCTCCCGCAAATAAGACTCAACAGCGGCCACATCAAGCACGCCACCTTCCGGCAACCAAATCTTCGCCCTAGCAACAATTCGACCATCAACATGCTGAACGAGCACGACTGCAGTGGTATCGCGCTTCAATGCCATGTCCACCCCAACCCACGTCGGCGCACCAGGCACAAGATTCAATTCGTTGTCTCGACACAACTCCCACGCCCCAGCAGGCAACCAAGAATCCTCAGCAGTCCTCACCCACTGATTGAACCGATACCTCCGCACCGAAACCTCACTCGTCTGACGCACCGCAATCTCCATGTCCTCCATGTCCAACAAACCCTCAGCAAGATTCGGATTCGCCTGCAACCAAGCATCACGGTCATTCAAGTCACAACCCTCCGACGCCTCCCACCACCAAAATCCGAACGCATCATCCTCAATCTCGCCACGACACACCTTCTGGCCGTAGGCATACAACGTCCCGCAGATACTCGATAAGTCATACCCGGCAGTCGTGATAGCAACAATCTGCGGGTCGCGTCTCGCACCAGAACCTAGCGTCAGGGCGTCCCACAGTTCCGAGTTCGGCTGAACGTGCAACTCGTCAAAGATGACAGTGCTCGGGTTCAGACCTTGCTGCAACTTCGCGTCGCTCGACAACACCCGATAGACGCTGTGCGTCGATGGCACCTCAATCGCATCCCGATACACCTTGCAAATCCCACTCAACGCAGGCGACTGCTGCACCTGCCACTTCGCCTCATCGAACACCACACGCGCCTGACGCCTATCACCAGCAGCCGAATACACCTCAGCCCCATGCTCGCCCTCAATCAAGCCATACAACGCAATCAACGAACCCAACAACGACTTACCGTTCTTACGACCAAGACCAATCAGACTTCGCCGATACCGAAGCAGACCATCAGGCCTGCGCTCATACAGATTCGTGATGAGTTGCTTCTGCCACGCCGTCAACTCAAACGACTGCCCCGCCCGTACCCCCTTAGATACATGCATGAACGTCGACGCGAAATCGACGACACGCTGACCGTCAGACTGCGGATGCTTCCTCGACGTCGACCACCTTGGTGTTGCGACGACGGAATTGGTCAAGCTCATTAGCAACCCTTATCTCGGCGAGACCGAGACGAGCCCGGTCAGACGGTGTGAACCCCAACAACGATAGCCAAGCCGTAATCTGCGCGTTCAGTTCCGACTTCTGCTTGATGAGCGGATGCGTTACCAACTGACCATTCGCCGTCTCATAAAACCAGCGCGTCACATCACTACCCAACCACTGCTCAATGCGAGCCACCTGGTCAAACGCCAGACACAACCGCTCAATGAGCGCAGCATCATGCTTCTCGCTCAGATGCCTGCGGCCTGCGTCCCAGAACATGAGCCAGTACGCACGACCGAACTCGCTCAACGTCTTGGGCGGCTCAGGCAACTCGCCATCGTTGACGACCGCCAAAGCGAACTCTGGCACCGGCACGGCTGGCAAGTGTCCTCGAATGCGTGCGCCACGCAGCCGCTTCT